GTTGGTGTTTGTGCCGGTGACCTGGGAGCCGGTGCCCGCGGTGCGCGTGCCCGAAGTGGTGCTCAGGTCCGTGGCCGTCTCGGTTGATAAGGTCGTCGATGTCGCGCTCATGGCACCTGCGCCAGTGCCCCAGCCCTGCTGCAGCGGCTCCGTACCTCCGCCATGGATACGGTTCGTCACTATCGCCTGGCCGGCGTTGGTCTGCAGCGTGGCCAGGAAGAACGGCAGCAGCGAGAGCGTCGGCACTGCCCAGAGCAGACCTGGCTCGCGGTGCGGCACGAACGCCACCAGACCGACGCCATAAGCGCCGGAGAGTGCTCGCCAAGTTAACCGCCGCAGCTTATGCTCCATGCGCTTGAGCCAGCTGCGATTCCAGTAACCGACCCGGCCCAGGTCCTCGCGATAGCCGTTGGCGCGAATCACTACCACGTCGATTGAGCACTCAACCGGCATCATGCGGGCGAACTGTTCGACAATGTTCATTTCTTCTCCACCTGCTTGCGATAATGTTCAACCGCCTGTTGAGCGTAATCACCAATTACGAGCACTTTGCTGTCGTGAGCTGCCAGCGCCGCCGCGATCTCCGAGGCGGCATGGTCCAGTCCTTCTTGATGAACCGCACCCTGGCGCATGACCGGCGCATGAACCGCCAGCGCCGAGTCCGGCAGCTGGCTTTGAGAACGCAATCCCGCGCGCACCGTATCCGCCACGAGGCACCATGACTCGCCGCGACCACCGGCAGGTCGCCGAAAGTGCTAATCACCACGCCTGACCAGCTTTTCGCGTCCTCCGCACTTCCGGTAAAGATACGGTCCTGTACTTGATTAGGCATTGGCCTCTACCTCTTTCTTTAAAGACATGAATAGCCAATCGTCAGCGGATGGCCGGCGCTGGTGGCGCCGCTCGAATTAAAATCAACCTTGGCCGTGGTGGTCGTCGCCGTATCCGCCACCGCCTGTAGCACCTGGCTGCTGTCCGAGTTCCTTGCGGTCCAGATGCAGATGCGGCTGGCCGCTGCCGCGCGCGAGAACGTCACGGTGCAGTTGTCGGAGTCGGTCATCGAGTTGGGCGTGGTGAAACTGCCCGCGCTGTTGGTTGAGCCGGAGACGAAGGCCCCGGTGCCTACGAGCGTTGTCAGGTGATAGCAGCTGACCGAGGTCGGACTGCCGCCCAAGCCGGCCGTACCGCCGCCCTGTCCGCAGCTCCAGACTCCATTCACCCCGGTGGCGACCGCGCCGGTGCCGCCGCCGGCGCAAGGCGCTCCAGGAGCGCCGTCGTCGAGGTAGAAGCTCTGGCCGTTGACGACCGTAACCGGAAGCTGCGCGAAAGTCAGATGGACCAGCTGCGGCGAGATGGTGTCGGTGCCGCTGAGCTTGTTATTGATCGCGCCACGGAACTGCTGCCCGGCGAGGTTGCCGCTGAAGTTAGGAATTGGATTGTACTGCGCATGCACTCGCGATGCGATTATCAGGAGCACGACCACTACCGCAGTTGTCATTCCCGCGTGGCTGCCGCGAGGAATCCCGCGTCTTCGCTTCTTGGCTCTGTGCGTCATCACACTCAATACCCCAGCGCCACCCAGCCGATGCCGGTCAGGCCGATGAAGTTATTATTGCTGCCAGCGATCAAGCTGTATTGATTCGTTGAGGCAAGCGCGGAGGCAATTTGATTGCCCTGCTTCTGCAGCGGCGACACGACCGCAATTGCCAGCGGGTTAGCGATTCTCGCCAGCAGGTTGGTCTGCCAATAAGGCACGAGCATCCAGACCGCGTTAGTGAATGGGATCGGAAAGGTGAATGATATGACGGTCGGGATGTTTCCGCCGCCACCCCCCTGCCCCCACGACAGCAGCGAGATGGTGCCCCACTGAATGATGATCTGGATGTGTCCGAGATTGACGTCGCTCGTCGCTAGTTTCGCCCATCCGTTAACGCCGACCTTGGAGGTAATCTGGTTGACCTGGCCCTGCAGCGTCGCAATGTTGGCTTCGTCGGTGAGCTGATTCTTGTGGACTAACTGGATCTTGTTGAGCAATGCCTGGTGAGGCTGATTATCGACCCCGATACCGCTGAAGCTGGCACCACTCGCTGCCCCTTCGACTTCGTCCGTCTGCGGGATTTCGTACACGTCGCCATCGGTCCAGGTGTAGCCAGTGTTCGCCTGCAGATAAACGGTGCCGGAGGGATTAGGCATGGTTAGTATCCCACCGCTGCCCAACCGAGATTAGTTAAACCCGGATTGCCCGCCTGTCCAGGCAGCGGAGAAGCGATCATAGCGTCCTGCAAAGTTCCAGCCGCACTTAGTCCATATACGATGGTGTTACGCGAAAGGCCGAATGGAGTTGCAACGGAAAGAGTATAGTTGGCCTCCGTACTGACCCCTCCGAGAGTTCCGGTTACGTTGAACGCATTATTTGTATCGTTCGTCTGCCAATAGGGGACGAGCATCCAGACCGCATGTGGAAAGGGAATCGGGAAGTCGAACGGAAAAGTCGTTGGCAGGGGGTACTCCCCTGCGCTTATGCTTAGTGGCTCTCCGTAAGGCGAGAGATCGATCCATCCCCACTGATACAGCACCTGGATCGAGCCGAGCGTCACGTCCTGCGATTGCAGTTTCATCCAGCCGCCCCGGTCAGTAGCGTAAAGGTCGGGGCCGGGAGCCTCGACAATAGGACCCACGGTCGAAGTGAACAGATTGAGGAAGGCGAACAGTGCGCTGATAGTTGCCTCGTCTGCCAGCTGCTTATTGTGCAGCTGCTGGATCTTGTTAAGCAGGAACTGATGCGGCTGATTCGCCACCCCCAACCCGCTGAATGAAGCACTTGCGGCCGCCCCCTCGACCGTGTCGCCCTGCGGAATCTGATAGACGTCGCCGTCCTGCCAGAGGTAATTCTGGTTGGCCTGCAGATATGTGCTTCCGGTCGGATTACTCATTTGTCTCTGTGTTCATCCGCGCCAGTGCATCTTCGAGCTGTTTCACTCGCACCTGCAGGTCTTGAATTTCCCGCTCCGCATAAGCGCGCACGTCGTTTATCATCGCTTCCAGGATTCGACCGCCGTGCAAAGCAGTTCTTTCGACTTCAACTACGTATTTGTGGGACTCCACTGTTCCTCTCCAGGCTCACATCGAAATCGTCCAGGTTCCGCTGAAGTTGCCCCCGCCAGTGTACGGAAAGCCGGGCACCACCACGTGCGCCACCATCGGCACCGGCGCCGTGCTCTTCGCGATCAGAGTCCACACGACTTGATTAGCGCCTGGGTTGTCGGTGACTGTATTTCCAATCGTGGTCGGCCACGTCGGATGACTGCCGCTGCCGGAAGTACCAGAACCTGAGATTGACGTAACGCGTTCGATATTGCCGTTGCTATCGACGATTAGGTTACCGACGCTGTACCCGTGCGATTGCTGCCACGTCGGATTCGAAGTGCCGGTCGCGGCCGGGAAGGTGGCGCCGCCGGTGTTGCCGAACAGCCCCAGCTCCTGGATCGTAATCGGGTTGGCTGCATAGTCAGTCGTCAGGAGCTGATAATTGAAGAGCACGCTGCCGCTTGCCACGCCGCCGGCTGGGCCGATGCTTATTGCGCCGACCGCATTGTAATAGCGCGGGTCGGTGTTGAGCGCCGTATCACTGGCGGTCACCGGGGTATTGCCGGAGCCGAAGCCGACCACTGCCACGAACTCACCGGCGGTTGTTCCCCCCAGGAGATTCGCGAGCGCGACGAGACCGGTATTCACCACGAGGTTGTCGCGCTCGAACAGGAGCACGCCGTCCTTGCTGAGCGTCACCCGCCCTCGGAGCTTTCTCGAATTAGTGGGCAATTGCATTCCCGTTTACCACCAGCGGTCCATCAGGTACGTCGGGCTCATTCTGCCCGTAAGTAATTCCAGTGTGATAGTACTGAGCATTCCAGTAAGGCAGTGTCGTTAGTTGATCCGCGATTGGTCCGAACAGCCCTGTAATCACGTCCATCGGAATCGGTACGAGCACGTCGCGCTGCAGGAATGCGCTGACCAGGAAGTCGGTGATCGGTGGAATCAGGGTGTCGGAGAGACGCCACTGGAATTGCACACTGTCGAGCCACGAACGCGCCGGCTTCCAGAAATTGCAAATCGCGTACATCCGATTCTGCAAAGTCGTGAAGTCAGTACTTGCAGGCACGGAAGCGAGATCAACCAGCACGCGGAACACCGCCCATCCTTCATTGTCGGGCCAGGTGGTGCCACCCCAGCTGTTCTGCCCTTCCTGGAGTACTGCAGTGGGAAAGCCCAGCGCCGAGAGGCCCTGCTTGAGTGCGCCGACGCTTCCCATGATCGAATGGAGCGAGGTGCTCAGCAGAATCAGCGCGCGGTAGGCCGCCATCAGCTGCGGCAGGGTAAGCGGACTGATGATCTCGATGACGCCGGCGCCGAACTGCAGGATGTCCACGTTGGAGAGCGCGTCGAGGTTCGCGATCTGGTCCCAGTTCGGATAGGTCTGCGCGATCACCTGCGAGACTTCGGGCAGCAGCAGCGGATTCAAGACATCCCACTGCCAGGCGAGGGGAAGGACCGCAGAGTCCACGAGTGAGGCTACGCGATAAACTAAAATCGGAGACAGGTCTAGCTCTTTTAGCCGATTCATTAAGGCCAAATGCGCCTGCGCCCTTTTGTCCGTCTCGATAGACGGTTGCAGTTTAAGATCGGCCATTGGTCAGAGCGAAATCTCCGAAATGCTCTATCGCAGCAGCATCATATGCCGCCGCTGCTTCGTCTCGCGTTGCGAAATAACCCAGATGGCTGTTTTTGCCGTTCACTTCGATTTGTGCGAACCACGGTTTGCGACGGAACCGATCACTCTTAAAGCACACGCCCTTTGATCCGCTACTGTTCGTCTGTGGGCGAGTGCGATTCCCGCACTGCTGCTGACGAGTTGCTAAACGCAGATTCTCTCGTTGATTATTAAGGCCGTCGCAATCTTGATGGTCTGGTTCTTCGCGCAAACCTAAAGACCGTTCAACTGCTCGTTCGAACACCAGTCGGTGCATTCGGATCGTTACCTTAACGGGACCTGAATAGTCTGTTCGCTGCGCGTACCAAGTGCGACCTTTCCGCACGGCGTACCACTTCCATTGCATCAGCCAGGCATAATCCTCATCTGAGACTTGGACCGTCTTGCCTTGAGTGAGAGCAATCAGTTTCATGAATGCTCCATGCCCACCACCTGTGTCAGCGTGATTGCGATGCAATTCGCCCACTGCCCAGCCGTCAGCTGCGTATACGCCGGCTGCGTCAATTGCACCCGGTAAACTCCGGGCGCGCTACCGATCGCGGCGATGAACTCCTCCGGCACGATATCCCGCTGAATCCGGTTCGCCAGGTTCTGCGCAAGCTGCGCCGCCGCAGCGTTCGCGGCAGCCATCGCCACCGTCGGCTCAGCGTCGCTGTAGAGCGTCACCGTGCCGACTACCGAATAATCGATCTCACTCACCGCGAGCGCCGCCACCGTATCAGTCAGCGGCCGGATTGAATCCGAATTGATGATGTTGAAGACCTTGCTAAGGATCGCAGCCGAGGCAATCGCAGCACTGTTGGGCGAGGCCGCCGGCTGTGTCGTCGGCCCCATCAGCACGTAGACATTGACCGTTCCCGGCACCGGGCTATAAACCAGCACGTCCTGGATCTCAGGGTCGGCCGAGAGCGCCCAGAAGCGGTAAGCGCCGACCGGGCCGGCGACGCTGAAGCGGTTCGGCGCCGCCTGGATGCGGTCACGCAGATGAGCATCGGTCTCGATATCGCCGCCGCCGCTGCTGACGGTGGTATTAGTCACTGCACTCAGCAACGTATTCGGATTGAGCTGGACGCTGACCTGGCCGGTCGCATAGCCGTTGCCGCCCTCTCCTGGAGTAGTCGCCGTGGCGAAGACGGTGCCCGTGGTGGCGCCTGCCGGAATCGTGAGGTCACTGCTCGTGGCGAAGGCGAAAGCGCCGTCCTGGGTGCCTACCAGCGTCCCTGCGGGTATCGTGAACGGTCCCGGCTGCGGCGCAGCGACCGTGAATTGCAATGTGCACGAAGCGCCCACGGCCTGGAGCCGGGTCACTCCCACCAGCTGGCCCAGGTAATCGAGCATCGGATAAGAGGCGAAGGCGGCGAGGCACTGCATCGCGGCGTACTGGATCGCATTGCGCACCAGCGATTCGCGGTAAGCCCAGAGGTCGATCAGCAGCCGCTCGACCTGAGCGGGATAGAGCGTGCGGCCCGCCAATGCCTGGAACGAAGCGATCATGTCGTTAAGCACCAGGTTGGGATCGAGGCCGTCCGCATCCTCGACGAATTGCGGAATCGGCAGCGAGACGATCCCGGTCGGCAGCGAGACCACCTCAAGCACCGCGACGCAGGTCCAGCCGCCGGCGCCGTCCGTAGTGAAGGCGCCGACCACGTTGCCGAAGACCGGAGGAACCGCACCGGTCGAGCCGGATGCCGCCGACCACTGCTGGATATTGCCGTTGCGGTCAACAATGACCTTCCCTGCGGCGACAGGCGTATTCGGCGACCATGCTGGATTAGGCACATCCGTCCTCTGTCATTCCCGCGTGGCTGCCGCGAGGAATCCCGTTCATACGAAATTCCTCGGCACGGTGAGCGTCAGCCTTTGCTCGCCCACCCCAGCTACATCCACTTTCAATTGCCACACAATCGTGACCGACAGGTTCGACAGGCTCCCCGGCACTAGGTCAATCACCACCGACAGTAAGCGCACCCGCGGCTCCCACTTGGTCACTGCCTCGACAATCTCTCGCACCAACGCCGGCCGCGCCACATTGATCGGCGCATCGATCCATTGCCAGAGGTCGCAGGCGAAGGTCGGCCGCAGCGGGTCGCTGCCCTTGGGCGTCGACAGGATAATCGCGATGCACTGATTGATGTCGGCCACCCCCTGCACCACGTTGCCGAGTCCTTTCCCGGGTGCGGGCTGCGCGCTGCTGCTGTCGAGCATCACGCTCCAATCCGCGCTCTGAATATCGTCGAGAGTTATCGCGCCGGCGCTCATTGTTACGACATCTTCTGGTCAGGCTGATTAGTCGGCCCCGTGTCCCCGGCAGAGTCCGTAAATGGATGAGTGTGACTATTGTACGTGTCGATGATGCCGTTGACCGAATCCTGGTGTTCGTTCGTCTTGAATGTGATATCGCCGTCGGGCGCCGAGAGGTTG